GAAGTACCACAAATAGCAATGATTGATGGAATACCAATAAGAGCAAAAGCAGATATAATAAAAGGAAATACTATTATTGATTTAAAAACTACAACAGGTATAAAAGATTTTAGGTACTCAGCAGATAAATACTCTTATGATTTACAAGCTTGGTTATACAAAGAAATGTTTGGAGTAGATAACTTTATATTTATAGCTATTGACAAAGGCAGTTTAGATATTGCTATCTTTGAATGTAGTGATGAATTTTACGAGAAAGGAAAACAAAAGTTTGAGCAAGGTGTTAGTAACTTTAAATACTTTTTTCAAACAGAGGGTGTAGATTTAGACCAATATGTATTAAGGGGAGTATTATAATGGAAATAGTAACTAAAGATGAAGCGTTTGCTATGACGCTATACGATATTGCACAAGGTGAATCGTTAGAAGGTATGCGACTTATTTTAAAAGACTACGAAGAACGTGAGCAGTTTGAAATTTGTGCAGGTATACATTTAGCAATAGAAGTAAGTTCGTTCCTTACATTAACCGCAGTAGTGAATGAGCATTTAGAAAACAATATAGAATTAACATTTGATGAATTATGACACCAAAAGAAGAAGCACAAGAATTATTTGATAAGTATGATAATATTTTATATAAAGAATATAATAATTTAGAAGCCAAACAATGTGCATTAATAGCAGTTGAATTTTCAAGACAATTTATTACAGGTGATTTAAGTGAATCATTTGACAAAACAATGTACTTATTTGAAATAAAACAAGAAATAGAAAAATTATGATAATAGAAAAAATAAAACAAGAAACAGGAATAGATGTAACTTTAAAAAGTAGAAAGCGTGAACAAGTAGAAATGAAAACATTAGCGTCTTTTTTATTTAGACAAAAAGGATATTCTTTAACACAAATAGGAAAAGAATTAAACTTAAACCACGCAACTATAATACACCATTTAAAAATATATGAAACTGTTAAACACTATAACCCAAAGATACAAGAATTAGAAAATACTATAATAGGAAACAAACCTGATTTAGTAGTTGAATCATTACAGCTTACAAATAAATTAAAAGATATTGAAATAGCAGAACTTAAAAAACAAATAGAACAATTAAAAAAACAGCATACTAATCAAACTATAAACAGATTAATACCTTTGTTAGAACACGAAGATATAAAAGAAAAATTTGAAGCATTTTTAAACATTAACGAGAAAGCAAAATACTATAAGAAATATGAATAATAAACAAACAGCAGTAGAATTATTAAAACAAAGATTAATAAAAGACCAACAAATATTTCCTATTTATACTGAATATATTAACGGAATTTTATATGATATTGATAATGAACTTTTAGAAATGGAAAAGCAACAGGTTATTGATGCAAGAGTAACAGCTCCTTTAATGAGTTCACCGTTTGAAAGTGATTATAGAAAAGAAGCAGAACAATATTACAAAGAAACATTTAACAATTAAGATATGACAGCAAAAGAAAGAGCAGAAAACTATATGAAGCTAAAAGCAGGATATAAACAAACACCATTGCAAAGAATACAAAGAGTAATTAACTTCTATTATAAAAGAGGTTGCAATAAAGAATCAGTAAACACAATTTATAAGAAAATACTAAAAGATAAATTCAAATGAAACAAACAGGGGTTGAATGGTTAGTAGAACAAATGAAATTAGATGGGTTATTTAATGCAGATTATTTTATTAACCAAGCCAAAGAAATTGAAAAGGAACAGAAAGGATATACTCAAGAAGAAGTAATTGAAATAATATCAAACTTTCATAAATTAAAATTAAATGAATTTAAAAATTTATTAGATTTATTGCAATTTAAAAACAAATAAGATATGAAACAAGAAACATTAAAAGAAGCTGCTGAAAAATATGCAGAAATATATAGGTGTCCTGCTACTAATGAAAATGAATATTGCAGACACGATATTATATCAGCAATAAATTTTGGTGCTAAATGGCAACAAGAACAAGACAAGAAAATGTATAGTGAGGAGAATTTGAAAGAAGCATATAGAGTGGGTTTTAATGTTGGATATAATGATGCAGAAAGCCCATCTTATTTAAAATTTGAAGAATGGTTTGAACAATTTAAAAACAAATAAGATATGCCTGATATAACAATGTGCGATGGACAAGGTTGTGAATTGAAATCAACCTGTTATAGATATAAAGCTGAACCAAGTAAATACCAAACGTATTTTACTGAAGCACCTATTGAAGATGAACAATGTGATTACTATTGGGAAGTAGTTTAACAATAAGTAAAACCTATTATTTTTAAGATAAGTATAATTAATATTAATTACTTTTTTAATTATGGAAGATAAAAGAAAAAATAATGGTGGTCATAAAACTGCAGGTCGTAAACCAAAAGTAGAAGAACAAAAAGTAAATACATTATTTGTAAACGCTTTAAAGGAATTATACAATGCTGATACAGATGACCAAGCAAAGATTACATTTGTTAAAGAATCATTATTAGCTTCACAGCGTGGGCAGTTATTTGTAGCCGAACATATATTTGGTAAGCCAAAAGAAACTATTGAAACAACTCACAATATTAACGACTTCAATATAAAAGATATATTCAAAATTGATAAGTCTGAATAACAAATATAATTTATTAGGTTCTGAAAGTAGATACTTTGTAATTACAGGTGGAAGGGGAAGTGGTAAATCATATTCCCTTAACTCCTTTTTACTATTGCTTACCTATGAAGCAGGACACGTTATATTATTTACACGTTACACTTTAACTTCTGCAAACGTATCTATTATTCCTGAATTTATAGATAAGATAGAATCAGCTGATTTAAGCAGAGATTTTTATATTACTAAAGACGAAATCATTAATTTAAAAACAGGCTCTAAAATCTTATTTAAAGGTATTAAAACAAGTAGCGGAACTCAAACAGCTAACTTAAAATCATTAGCAGGAGTTACAACTTGGGTATTAGATGAAGCTGAAGAGTTAACAGACGAAGAAACATTTGAGAAGATAGACTTTAGTATTAGAACAAAAGGAATACAGAACAGAGTTATATTAGTTTTGAATCCTGCAACTAAAGAACACTTTATATATAAAAAATTCTTTGAGGACAAAGGAATAGAATCAGGAAGTAATATAATCAAAGGAGATACTACTTATATTCACACAACGTATTTAGATAACATAGATAACCTTTCAGAATCTTTTGTGGCTCAAATAGAAAACATTAAGAACAGACGACCCGAGAAATACAAGCATCAAATATTAGGTGGTTGGTTAGATAAAGCCGAAGGAGTTATATTTAATAATTGGACTATCGGAAAGTACGAGAATGTAGGCACAACTGTTTATGGTCAGGATTTTGGTTTTAGTAATGACCCGACTACATTAATAGAATGTAATATAGACGCTTCTAACAAACGAATATATATTAATGAGCGTTATAGCTTACAAGCATTAACAACGTCGCAGATATACCAATTAAACAAGCAACACTGTTTAGATAGTTTGATAGTTGCAGATAGTGCAGAGCCAAGATTAATAAACGAACTACAAACATTGGGTTTAAATATAGTTCCAACTATTAAAGGTCAAGGTTCAGTTACTTATGGTATTAGTTTACTACAAGACTATGATTTAATAATAACACCTGAATCAATTAACTTAATTAAAGAAATGAACAACTACTGTTGGTTAGAAAAAAAATCTAATACTCCAATAGATAAACATAACCATTTAATCGACGCTTTACGTTATGCAGTAAGTTATCAATTAGAGAACCCACACAAAGGAAACTATTATATCTACTAATGACTTACGGAGAAATCATAGCCACAATAGAATGTTACATACATTTAAAGACAAATCAAAATGTATTAATAGCTATGCCGAGAAATGTAGGTGAAATAAAGAAAATGAAGGCAATGTATGAAGTTGCTAAATTAAACGTAGCTTATATGTATCAGGTTTAAAAAGTTAAAATTTTGTTAAAGTTTTTATAATTAGTTTGCAGGTTAAAATATTTTAGTAATTTTACACCATCAAACAATAACAATTAGAAATTATGAAAACAGTTACTTCACCATCAATCGAAAACACAAAAATAATAATGAATGCTTTATTAGAATGTGTGAAAGATAAAAGTATTTCTGTAAAAGAAAGAAACGAATATTACAAAGAGTACACACAATTAGCTGCTAACCTTCTTATTTTATTAAGATAATGAAGGTTCAGTTTAAAGCTACTACAAGAACAGGTGATACAATATGCAGTAATTGCATAATACAAAAGTACATAAATAAAGAACTTATAATTTATTTAGGTATAAGTGGTAAATGGGTGTTAATTAAAAACGAAACTTTAACAACAGAAATATTAAAATAACAATTAAAAATTATGAGAACAATTACAGGAGTAATATCAGCATCAGTTGCAATGTTAACTGAAAATCATTTAGTACAAATAGCATTTTGTTTATTAACCTTTTATCTTATTTACCGTGAACTTAAAAGCAATAAAGAATTGTCTGAATAACGGAATAACTATTTATCCAATAGTTGTAAACGATATTTACTTTGAAGGTAAAAGAAAAAAGAATTACGTTAAAATAGAAATAAACGTAAATGGCACAAAGAAAATAGGAAGTGATAAATACAAACAAGATGAAACACTTACTAATAAAGTACACGAGTTGTA